AAATGGAAATCAAAGAGTTATCAGAAGCGTTCCAAGCTAACGCCACTGAAATCAAAAACGCTCAGTCTGCTATGGCGACTGAAGTAAAAGCTAACGGCGAAGCAGCAGCAGAAACCAAAAGCGCATTAGAAGCAGCTCAGGCGGTTCAGGTTGAATTAAAAAACACCCTAGAAGCTATGGATAAGAAGCTTATCGATTTAGAGCTTGAGTCTAAGCGTCTAAAAGAAAGGGCACCAGTCGAAAAGAAATCAGCGGGTGAATTATTCACTAAATCTGAATTATTTACTGACCTGAAAAGTGCAAACCGTGGCTTAGATCGTGCGCACGTAATCGAAAAGAAAGACATCACGACAGGCGCAGCAAGTGCGGGCGCCCTGGTTGATACTTTCCGTGACCCGACTGTTTACCGTAATCCAAACCGCCCTACTCGCATTCGTGATTTAATCCCGAGCATCCCGTCAAGCACTGGCGCGGCTGAGTTTATGCGTCAAAAGGTATTTACTAATAACGCAGGCCCGCAGGATGGTGAATTCACAGCTAAGGGTGAATCTAACATTACTTGGGAGCTTGTGCAGGTTCCAGCGGCTACTATTGCGCATTGGGTGCCAGCTTCACGCCAAGCGTTATCTGACGCCCCTATGCTTCGCTCTTTGATTGATGTTGATCTAGATTACGGCTTGCAGCTTGAATCAGATAAGCAGCTATTAAGCGGCACAGGCACAGGCGGAGATATGACAGGTTTACTGGTCGATGCAGCTGTTCAAAACGTGGGTATTATTCCAGGCACACCTACAGGTGCTGATATTCCCCCTGCTATGATTACTCACATCCGCTCAGCGGTGACTAAGTGCCAGACGGCGGAATATTACAATACAAACGGCGTAGTTCTTAACCCGCTTGACTGGGAAAAGCTGGAAACTGCTAAAGCAACTGACGGCCATTACATTATGATTCAATTCCCTGCTAATGGCGCGGAAGAGAAAATCTGGAAAATGCCTGTAGTTGTTACCAATGCAATGCCAGAGGGCCAGTTCATCCTTGGTGATTGGACAATGGGCGCTAAAATATACGACAAGGAAGCAGTAGAGATTCGCGTTTCAGAATCACATGCTGATTACTTCGTTAAAAATGGCGTGGCAGTATTGGCAGAAGAGCGTTACACCCTTGGTGTTCAGCGTCCTTTAGCATTCTGTAAAGGTTCGTTCGCAACAGCGTAACCAAAATGGGGCGGCTACCATAGCGCCCCTTTTTTAACTTAGGGTTTAATCATGAAATTAAAATGTTTAAAATATTCTAAGCTTGGGAATGCAGGTGATGAAATTGAAATCACTGGCAAACAAGCACAAGATTTAATATTAGTTGGTATTTGTGAAGAAATAAAACCAGCTAAAGAAGAAAAGAAAACCAAAGGCGGCAAAAAGCCAGCCGAAAAGATCGAGACAAAATAAATGTATCATTCGTACCCACTAACAGACGTTGAACCAGTTATTACTAATGCTGAATTGGCTGATTGGTTGGGTGTGGATGACACAGACCCGCTTTTGCCTGTTATGGCGACCAGTGCGACCAGTGCGGCTATTGAGTTTTTGCAAAGCGAGTTAATCAGTAGGCAGCGCCAAACAATCTACCAAGAGTGGCCAAGTGTGGGCACGAATACCGCGCCAAGCATTTCGCCTAATAATATAAGTTCAAAGCTTTACATTGATTTACCTTATGCGCGTTTAATCAGTGTGGATTTTTTAATATTGGGCGGCACAATTACAACAGATTACAAAGAGGTAATAAGCCTCCCAGCTAAACTGTATATTGACAGCCCAGTAGTAACCAGTGAGGCAGGTAATCCCGCCATATCAGTTACCTATACGGCTGGTTATGGTCTTATTTCTGATGTACCGCAAGCCGTTAAAACAGCAGTTAGTATGTTAGCGGCTTATATGTACGACCACCGAGGCGCGTGTGATGTGACCAGCGCGCTAAATCAAAGCGGCGCAGCTATGGCGCTAACACCTTATAAAACGTCAGTGGTGGTGTTATGAAATGTTGCGACATAACAGCCGGAAAACTTCGCCATAACGTAATCTGGCAAGAGAAAATACAAACCCCAGACGGTGGGGGCGGGTTTACTTATACGACTAATGACGTGGTAACAGTGCGCGCCTTTATCCAGCCTGTTAGCACTAATGAGCGGTTTTTCGCCCAGCGTATAGAATCCGATATTAGTCACAGGATTTACATTCGTTATCGCACCGACATAAGCCCTGCTATGCGCATTAATTACGGCGGGCGGTTGTTTCAAGTCAAGGGCATAATGAATATCGAAGAGCAGAATAAATGGCTCGAAGTGTCAGCCGTTGAAGGTGAGGCCACATGGTAGCGGTAGCCGTTGAGGTGGACACAAAAAAGGTTCAAGATGAATTGGCCGCGCTTGCCAAGGAATACGGAAAGGCCACGGTAGATGCAGCCGTAACGAGTGCGCACCTTGTGAGAAGCGAGGCAATTAAAAGTATTCAATCAGCCAGTATGGGCACGCAAGTAATTAGACATACGACAACTGGACAGCCTTATAATCATGTTGCAGCTAAGCCAGGAGCAGCGCCAAACACAGACACGGGCGCGCTTGTTAACTCCATTCAGGTAGAAGGTGATAGCGGTGGATTATTTGGCCAGCGTGCGAGAGGCATATTTGTGGGTACTCGCTTGGCGTATGGCGCATGGTTAGAATTCGGAACCAAAGCAATGCTAGCCCGCCCTTGGTTATGGCCAGCGCTTGACCGGAAGCGCGATGAAATCCGTAAGATATTCGGTAAAAAAATAGACAAAATTACACGGGACAATCAAAACCTATGAGCGCCGAATGGGAAGTACAGAAAGCAATATTTGAAAAGCTGGAGGCTGATTTAACCGCCCCTATTTATGATTTTGTGCCGCAAGAAAATGCGCCGAGTACTTATGTGACCATAGGAGATGATACGTTTTCGCCATTCAGTACAGATGGGCGTGTAGGGTTTGAGGGTACGCTTAATATTCACACTTGGGACACGTCAAACGGTCGCAAGGATTGCAAGTTATTACAGGGTGAAGTTTACGATTCTTTAAATCGTGCAGAACTGGTTATAACTGGTTATAATTCTATTGGAATAGACTTTCAAAGTAGTCAAACAATACTAGACCCTGACGGCGTGACTTATCACGGTACACAGCGGTTTAAATTTACGATAATGGAGCAATAAAAATGAGTGAATATCTAGGCCGTAAAGTTTTGGCTACTGTTGACGGCACAAGCTATATCAATGGGCGCACAAAAAACCTTTCGATTAACAATGAAATGATCAATATCACCACTAATGGTGACGATGGCATTCAGCGGTTTTTGCATGAAATGGGTGAAAAAGCCGTTGAATTAACCATTGATGGCTTAGCTATTGGTGAAGAGCTTTTAGACAAGGCGTTATCAACTGACTTGTCGGTTGCGGTTGTTCTGACTTTCCCAGCCGAAGCGGGCGCGACTGGGTTCACTATCACTGGCACGTTTGTAATGCCGTCATACTCTCTAGGAATGCCATACAATGAAGCTACAACGGTTAGTGCCACATTCAGCTCTAGTGGTGCAGTAGTTAAGGCGGGTGTTTAATGGCTGCCATTTGGAATGAAATCGTTTTAGATTGGGATGGCGAAACCTACAACGTGCGCCCGTCTATCGATTTTCTAAACCACTTGGAACAGGGCAGCGGTTCAAGTCTTTCTATGATGCTTGTCCGCTTGGGCCGTGGTGATTTGCCAACGGGTAAAGCCTGCGAGCTTATCGCTAAAACGCTTAATTATGCAGGTGCCAAAGTGTCCCCAGAAGATGTATTTGAAAAAACTGGCGGCATTGGTATTGAGATAATCAGCGCGGCTCAAGTAATTCTTATGGGTTGTATGCCAGCACCACAAGAAGAAACGACCAGCAAAAAAAAAGCGACCAAAAAGAAAGCCAAGTAGTCGAAAATTCATGGTGGCAGCTTTACGGGGTGGCGGTTAACGATCTTAACTTGCCACCTAGTGAAGTGCGCGACATGACGATTGGCGAAATAAACGCGGTTATCTGGGCAAGAACACGCGATTCAAAAGCGCAAGCATTAGAAAACGAAAAAGAAACCCTATACCAAGAATTGATGGAGCTTCGCAAAGATGGCTGATGGCATTGTAGTAAGAATTTTAGGCGATGATTCAGACCTAGCGAAAACATTGGATGACAGTCTAGCGGGTGTCGTTAAATGGGGTGCAGCAGCCGCAGCAGCCGCAGCGGTGGCAAGCGTAGCGATAACAAAAAGCACAGCTACAAACGCACGCGAAATCAAAAACCTTTCAAAACTTATCGGCACCAGTGCAACTGATTTTCAACGTATGGCAGCGGGTGCTAAAACCGTTGGCATTGAACAGGATAAATTAGCCGATATATTCAAAGATGTTAACGATAAGGTCGGGGATTTTCTTCAAACGGGTGCAGGCCCGTTGGTGGATTTTTTCGATAACATCGCGCCCAAAGTCGGGCTAACAGCGGATGAATTTAAAAACCTATCTGGCCCTGAGGCCATGCAAAAATATGTTGATGCTTTAGAGCAGGCCAACGTATCACAAGCTGAAATGACTTTCTTTATGGAGGCCATAGCCAGTGACGCATCATTACTGACCCCGCTACTTTCTAATAATGCCGAGGGATTTAAAAAGATAGGGGATGAAGCTGAGAAAGCTGGGGCGGTTTTATCTGATATTGATATTTATCAACTAGAGCAGTTCAACTTAGCAATGGACAGCGCAGAGCTTACAACGAAAGGGTTTACCAATGCTCTAGGTTCAAAGCTTGCCCCTATATTAACTGAGGGGTTGAAACAGTTTTCAGACTGGTCGGACTCTCTAGGCGGGTTGGATGATGTAGCGGATGAAGTTATAGATTCTCTTGTAGCTGGCTTTGATGGGCTTATAGATGGGCTTGATGATTGGTCTATAGCATTTAAGAAGATTGAGCGGTCAATGCTTAACGTCCAAGAGACTTGGATGATTGTAGACTCATTCGTTGGCGATACCACGTCTAAGCAAGTTAACGCTATAAAATCAGAGTTAAGATCATTAGATCAAGAAATATCAGATTTAGAAAAAGGACAGGCTAGCGGCGAAGGGCAAGGGAGACTGGCTAAGCTAGTTGAGCAGGCGAGGGCAGCAGCAGAGAAAATAATCAAAGACAAGAAAGACAGTGACGAAGCCAAAAACGAAGCGGCAATCGTGCAGATTGATACGGAATTAACGCGCGAAGCTGCGAAATTCAATAAGCTTTTAGGGCTTGAGCAAGCCTATCAAGAATCACAAAAAGAAGGGTTAGACTCTTTTAACGCTAACAACCTTAAAACGGCCGGGGAATATGCGGCGGCTACTGAAAAACTAGAAGAGGCCAGCGCAAAAAGAAAGCTAGGTCTTGCTTCGAGTATGTTTGGCAATCTTTCGAGCTTAATGGATACCGAGAATAAAAAGCTTTTCCAGGTGGGTAAGGTTGCGGCATTATCTCAGGCCATTATTGATGGCTATAGCTCTGTTTTATCATCGTATAAAGAAGGTACAAAAATCGGCGGCCCGGTAGTCGGTGCCGCATTTGCAGCAACGGCGGGTATTGCAACAGCCGTTCAAATATCTAAAATTTCAGGCGCTTCTTATGGCGGTGGTGGCTCAAGTGCGGGCGGTATGGCCAGTTCAGCTCCAAGCATACCGGAAACACAACAAGCAGCCGCAGCACCACAGCAAGACAGAAACTTAGTTATCAGTGGGATTGATTCAGGCAGTTTATACAGCGGCGAGCAACTGATACAATTGATGGATAATATTAACGGGGCCGTTGAAGATGGCTACGTATTAAAAGCGAGTTAAATAAATGGCCGTTGTAATATCGAATAACATGGTTCTAACTACCCCTATCCAAAGCGGAAACGCGGGGGTAATCGGCTATCAGAATATTTTAAACGTGAATAATGTGACGGCTACCAGCTCACTAGCGACCAACCCTATAACAAACGTGGCGAATCCTGCTACGGCTTATACTTGGGAGGCTGCGAGCGCGAGCACACAAACAATAACAATCAACACAGCAGGTCAGGAGGTTGATTATATTGGCATTGCGCGTCATAACCTAAACCAAATAGGGTTAACAGTTTCCGTAAAATATAACGGGATTACAATTGTTCCAGCCACATCGATAAGTGACGTTCAAGCCCTTCTGTTTTTGCAAAATATAGCCATTCCAGACACGGTTGAGATCATCATATCAGGGGCCACAGTAGCGCCTCAAATTGGTGTTATTTATATTGGTAAATCACTGAGGCTAGAGCGTAATATCTATGTAGGTCATACCCCTATTACGTACGGCAGAAACAGAACGTCCATTAATGGCGTATCTGAAAACGGTCAGTACTTAGGTGAAATTGTAGTTCGTGAAGTGAATATGACACAGGTGAGCTTGCAGAATCTAACGCCTATTTGGTATCGGACAATGCTAGACCCATTTTTTGATCTTAAGCCACGCCCCCCCTGTTTCTGGGCATGGCGTCCGGAAACGTACCCGAATGAAGTGGGCTTCGCTTGGATTGAGGGTAATCCGACCATGAGTAATCAACGTAGTAACGGCATGGTTAGCGCCAACTGGAATTTTAAGGGCACAGCATGACAGAGCGGATTAGCTACTTAGAAATAGATTTGAACCGTTGTAGTGAGGTTTATGGAGTCGGTGCCTGCACTGCATCTATACCCGCCACTGGTACGGATAAATGCTTTAATTGTTTTGCAACATGTCAGGACAAAACAAACTATAACAAAGAAACCGTAACCAGCCGCCATTCTACAGCAAGCGGCAAACTGCCAATCGACATTGATGCTATTCCAGATTTGGCAGCCGTATCTATTCGCCCCGCGCAATTAGATTTAGGTGAAAGCATAGGGGTTCGCGCATCCGTAACACTGACATTTAAAGATTCAAGGTATCCGGACACAGGGCCGGAGGGTGATCGTTATTTGTCAGATCGAAACTATGACCCATACGCACAAGGTTCATACTGGGGCAAATTTCGCGCGCGCTATCCGTTTACGCAGGGCGCAGATATTCGTTTGATACGTGGCGACAGTTCGCAATCCCTCGCACAGATGGAGACTAGGCATTTCATAGTTGATAACGTAAGTGGGCCGGATTCTAAGGGCACATTCACGATTGTTTGTAAGGATGCTTTAAAACTAGCAGACAGCAAGCGCGCACAAAGCCCGGTACTTTCGCAAGGTGAGTTAAGTGCAACGCTGCCAATTAGCGGCCCATCTGCTATTACTTTATTGCCTGCGGGCATTGGTGCAAGTTATCCAGATGGCGGCTATCTGAACATTGGCGGGGAAGAGATAATAGCGTTCTCAAATCTATCTGGCACAGATACTTTTCAAATAAGCGGGCGCGGCTCATTCAACACCACGGCGCAAGAACATGACGCAGGTTCTAGGGTTCAATTGTGCAATAACTATGAAGCGGCTGATAGCTTGAGGGTATCAGATATTATTAGGGATTTACTGGTCACTTATGCGCAAGTGCCAAGCGAGTATATCCCAATTGGCGACTGGAACAATGAGGACGACACATATATAAAGCGAACCTATAGCGCACTGATAGCAGAGCCAGAGAGCGTAACAGATTTGGTTAATGAGTTATTGCAGCAAACCGCCTCAACTATATGGTGGGATGACATAAACAAGCTGATGCAATTCAGAGTATTAAAAGACGTTAGCACAGACGCGGCTTTATATGATGACAATTTAATTTTAGCTGGTTCATTCAGCGCAAAAGATCAAAACTCAAAACGGGTTAGTCAAGTTTGGACGTATTTCGGACAAATAAACCCGCTCGAAAGCCTAACAGAGGGCAAGAATTATTCTCGCACTCAGGCAAATATAGACCCAGAGAGTGAAGCTAATTTTGAAGGTGTTCCAAGTATCAGGCGTATATACTCAAGATGGATAACAGCCGAAAGCAGACCGACAGCGGAAAACTTAAACCTAACTATTTTATCTAGGTATTCGACCCCGCCAAGGTTGGTTAGCTATGCTTTGCAGCGTGATATTAACTTAACAGTGCCTCAATTATCGGGCGGTTATAATGTGCGAAACAGAAACACGCAAACAGCCACAGGAGCGGCTGAAATAGTACCCATACAAGTGACGCAATTAAAAAGCAGCGATACAGGGTTTACTGTAATTGGTGAGGAAGTTATTTACTCTCAAACGATTACACCGACAGACCCACAAGAAAAGGCTGTCCCTTTAGAATCAGACGAAAATTCTATAAGCCTTTATGACAAAGCTATCCTGTCGAATAACGCAGCACCAGAGGCGGGCGACACTTGGACGTTTAGCATCTCGACAGGCACGATTATCGGTTCAAATAGCACAGCGGGGCCTGCCATTACTACGGGCACAGAATGGCCTGCTGGCGTTACTTTAATATTGATTAATTTTGGCACCGTAGTGGGCAAAGGTGGTGCGGGTGGAGAGGGTAGCTCTGGGGCTGCGTCTAGTCCAAATGGTCAAGATGGCGGTCTAGCTATAAGTTTTTCATATAATGTAAGCCTAGAAAACAATGGGGATATAGGCGGTGGTGGCGGCGGCGGTGGTGGCGGCGGTATCGCTACTAGTAACGATATATCTGGAACCACATATTCGGCTGGAGGAAGTGGCGGTGGCGGTGGCGCGGGTAGCGAGCCTGCACTTGGCGGGGTTGGAGTAACACCAATAATAGGAAATGTTAAAGCCATAGGGAATACAGGCATTTCAGGTTCGGCCTTTAGCGGCGGGGCCGGAGGGGCTGAAGCAGTAGCAAATAGCAGTACCCCTATAACAGTTGGCGGAAAAGGCGGAAAAGGCGGTTTGCTTGGGCAGTCTGGTGAAGATGGAAATGACGGACAAGGAAGCTTTACAGCGGCAGGCGGATTAGGCGGGCAACCAGGCGCAGCAATAAATAAAAACGGTTATACTGTGACGGTCACAGGAAACACACCTTTAGGAGATGTAAATCCATGAGTTTACCAGTATTTCAGGCCACTATTGTGAACGATAGCGGCGACATTATACCCAGTGCGGTTATCACCGTACTAGATGAAATAACGGGCTTAGGTCTGACCGTTTACAGTAACCGAGCGGGCACAGTTCCACTGGGAACGAACGGCGTATTCACTGCGGGTACTGATGGGTTTGCGCAATTTTTCGCACCTGCGGGCAACTATCGAGTAAAAGCAGAGCAAGCGGCTAGCGGGTTTGAAAAGACTTGGGATTTTGTGCCGTTGGTTGGTGGTTCGGCGTTTGATGCTAATAGTTATACGGCGCTTGGATTGGGTGTTGATGGTATTACCGCAACAGGCAGCCTGAATAATATAGTAGATCAAGGTTTTTATGGTGTTATCTATACTAGTGTTTCCGACTTGCCTAGTGACTACCCGACGACAGGACGCGGGGCACTTAATGTGTTTCGTAGGAATGACGCGTCTATTACGCAAGAGCTTTACGACGCGCGAACGCCAGCTAAATGGGTGCGCCACTACTACACAACCTGGTCAGACTGGAAACGCACAGACCCGCAGGCGTTTGGTATTGGTGGTTATGTAATATCAGCTGATACTGATTATGATGCGGGCGACTATTTAGTAGG